GGGTGTGCTGCACGTGCTCACGCGTCGTGTAACACACCTCATCGAGTGAGGCAGTCATGCGCTCCCCTTGCCTTGCATTCGTGGCCAGGCCGACTCATCGGCCAGGAAGGGCGGATCTTCAGTTGTCTCGCAGGGAGCGCCGGTACGCGTGAGTCGATGGGAGGGGTCGTTTCTCCCGGCTTAGCTAAGCCCGCCCATCGAACCGTGATGCCTCATGGTCCACATGCTACGCGCGTGGTGGCCAGAAGCAGGCGTTCAACAGTCCGAACGCCCGTGCTTCCTCTTCGGTATCGAACAGGATGACCGAAGTCCTCCACAGCACGTTGATGCTGTCATTGAACAGCTTGAGATTGATCAACCCGCGCCCGTTCGCTGGAGTGCTGGCCGGTCCCCAGACGCGCGTCACGATCGCGGGACAAACATCCGTGCCGTTGTTGCTGGCAGGATCTACGCCGGCGATCACGATGCACCCGATGGTCGGGATCATTCAGAGTCTCCCGACGATGCGCTTGTCTGGCCATGTCCATCCGTCGAAAGGACAGTGGTGGCGTCCGCCACTGACTTGTTGGAGCGGCGTGGCGTCGTTCGGGCACTCGACCGGGACGCGCTCGTGTTCCTCTTGGGCTTGCTCGGCGTTGAACCGGAGGATGTCTCCGTAGCTCTCCCACCCCACGTGAACCCCTCCCGTTCGTAGAGCTTCACAAGCCGGGCGTCATCGTCATCGCCCATGCCCGTTTCGACACGGGACTTACGTTCCTCATAGTCCTCTTGCGTCAGTTCCATGATCTCTCTCCGATGGGGGGATCCCCTGGCCGCTATGGGGATTCCTTGGGGGGAATACGGCCAGGGGATCCGGTCGGTGACGCTATGCGGCAACCAGCGTTGCGCCGGACGTGAGCGGCACCCACGTAACGCCGATGGTCACAGCACCGTTGGCCGACGATGGGAGCAGTTCAACCTGACCGATCGAGATGACCCAGTTGATATCGTGCCGGCCACCCCGCAAGAACGAGGATGCCGCCGTGGTGCCCTGATCCAACCCGACGATGCCGCCGGCAAGCGTGTCAGAGGTACCGAGGTCGGTAGCCGTCACGAGCGTCATCGTGTCGCCCGTGGTCGGATTGTTCTGAAGGGCGAGCGTGCTCGCCGCCGTGATGCTCGTGGTGACCTTGAGCCACACCGAAGTGATCATCACTTCGCCGCCGGCCACGGTGAACACAGGGATAGCCGTGCTCGCCAGGGTGCCGGACGCCTTGGTGACGACGTTACCGAGCACGGCCTTCGTGTACGCCTCAGCCTCGTTGATGACGGTCATCAGGCGTTCGCCGCCCCTGGCCGCAGGAGGTTCGGCAGGTTCACGGGCTTGCGCTGGTAGCGCAGCTCGTGCAGGAAGTACAGGCAGCACGCAAGCTGCGCCGTGCTCGTGGTGATCGCAGCGTTCAGGCTGAGGTGGGTATACCCTGCCGCCATCATCGCGGAGTTCACTTCGATCACGACCAACTTTTGCATCGCGCCGTACGTCGCCCCGACCACGGTGACCTCACTGGCCGTGGTGCCGGCCGTGACATCTACTTTGACCCAGGACTCATCGTTGTCCAGCGCCGTCTCCGCTTTGATGTGGAACCGGGCGAGGTCGGTTGTGCCCGCCACGCCAACGCTGTCAAGGTCGGCCGACGTGCCGGACGTGTACGCGGTGTGCTGCTGAAGATCGAGCACAAGATCTTCCGCACCACCGACACCCGTGCACACGACAAACGTGATCGCGTCCGCACCGCTCATCGCGATGCGCTTGCCCGTCGCACCATCCGACGTGTTGAGGTCAACCGGCACCCAACCGATGCCGATATCGAAAAGCCTTCCGAGCGCTTCCATGCTTCCCCTTCCTGGGGATTAGTCCCTACCAGTGCCGACCTGATGCCGGCACCTCGGGATGAGCGTCTGTTAGTCGGTGGTGCGAGTTTCGAGCTGAATGAACGCGGAGAGCGTCGGCCCGTTGTTCTCCGGTGTCAGCGGAGCCAGCAGGCCGGGCTGACCGTCCACTCGCTCGATGATCCGGAAGTCAGTCTTGTCCGAGGTGAACGCGCTGTGTTCGGAGGTGTCGAGCGTCATGCTCATCGTGTCCCCGATGATGTACTTGGTCCAGTCCACCAAAGAGATGTCGCCCTGGGTACCCATCGTTGCCGGAGCCTTCCGGGTCCAGCGAATCGGGATGCCCAACAGGGACTGAGGCAACCGCTGCGGCCCCTGCCCCTCGCCGATCATGACCGCGCTGCCGCCAACACCGACCGGGAGCGCCATCGTGAAGATCTCAGGGATGGCGTCCGGGGTGATGTCCCACTCCGCGTTGCCGTAGGACTCGGGCAACAGGCGCGCGAACATGGCGAGCACGTTGTTCCACGTGATGCTGTTCGTGGTCTGGCCGGTCTCATCACCGACCACGATGAGTGCCGGGTTGTCAGCGTGCAGGCCACCCAGCGGCTTGGCCACACCGTTGCCCTTGAGGAACGCGAGATCTTCGAAGTGCATGACCGCCTGAGGCATCGCCTGGCGCACCCAGGCCTCAAGCGCCGCAGCGTCCCGCACCAACTCGTTCGGGATGCGAGCCAAGCCACCCAACTTGTGCGCAACCAGCGCGATCGCGGCGAACGTACCGGAGGTCGGCGTCAGTTCCTCGCCCTCATCCAGCCAGGACATGACGATGCCGCCGAATACCTCACCAACCTCGGTGGTGAAGTCGAGCGCCGGATACCGCAGCTTGCTGGTGCTCATCGGCACCACCACGGCCTGAGAGCGCACCACGCTGTTCTCAAGCGCCAGGGACAGGATGTCCGCCCGGATCTCCTCGGGGACGAGGTAGCCGCCCTCACTCGGGATCCGCTCCGAATACGCCATCGTGAAATCGTTGTACGCGGCCAGGCGGGCATTCTGTTCGGGCTTGAGTGCCTTGCTCGGCGTGAAGATGTCCGAGAGCATCTGCCCGCCAGACTTCCACACCTTGTTCAGTGCACCGGGCGCGCCCTCGTTGTACGCGCCGCCCTTGCTGGCCGCGAGCGCGATGCGTTCGACGTCCGGACGCACACCGTTGCGCTTGCTCATCTCGATCACGGTGGTGATGATGTCGTTCTTGAGGTCGGCGCGCAGCGCCTGCATGGTGGCGTTCGTCGCCCCGGTGTAGCCGGCCATCGCCTCTTTGAACGAGCCGTCATCAAACGCGGCCTTGAATGCCTCGGGAGAGGAGAGCGTGGTGTGCACGTACTCTTCCCATTCGGCCGGATTCGTGGGTACCGCTTTGGTCGGTGCGGTCATGCGAACATTCCTTTCAACGCGTTGCGGATACCCTCGACATCCTCAGTCGAGATGAATTGGGGATCGCCGAAGTGCTTGACGGGTGACTTCAGCACTTCAGGCTTGACCGGAGCGGACGCGGTGAACGCGATCCCGATGGCGCTCAACACGTCCATAGGCTCCGGCTGTTCGGGCATTGCGGGCTTGGCCTTGCCGCCCATGCGCGTGGCAAGCTTCGCCTCAAGCGCTTTCTCTGCGGAATACCACGTATCGCCAGAGTTGAGCAGTGTCAGCCACTCAGCCGTGGTCCCGCCCGTCCTGGCCGCGTAGATGCCGGCCATGCTCTCCGTGAGCAGATCGAGCACATCGGCCAGAGAGCGCATGTCGGCCGCTGTGCCGAACACGCCACCGCTTCCCGCGTGCACCATCACGGTTGCTGCCGGCTCAACCGTGATCTCTTCGCCCGCCATGAGGATCACGGACGCGGCTGACGCGGCAACACCGTCCGCCCACGTGCGCACCGTTCCGCCCGCGTAGTTGTCCAGCGCGGAGTAGATAGCCGCGCCCTCGAAGATCGCGCCGCCACCCGAGTTGATATGTACGTCCACGTCACCTGTGATGCCGTCAAGCGCCTGCACGACATCCATCGCGGACACCCCGTCATACCCGCCGATGTAGTCATAGATGTAGAGCTGCGCGTTCTTGACGCCGACGCTCGCCGCTTCCATACGCAAGCCCTCGGTCGGACCGGTAGCCGTAGTGAACGCCCTGGCCGAGAAGTGCTCGGTACGTGCGCGGAGTGAGTTGATGAACGTGATCTGTTCCGGTGTCACTGCGCTTCCTCCCCGTCGCTTGACCACACGTCCACGGCAGTCATTGCCAAACTCCGCACCGACGCAATTGATGTAACCCTTGCCGTCCGGATAGTCGGCGTATGCATCCTCACGGTTCTTGTAGAGCTTCCCGTCATTGTCGATGCATGGCTGACAGGTGTTGTCATCAATGTGCTCACGAGCAACCCATCGGTTAGCAGCGATCGGCTCAACGCGTCCCATGTCATGACCCAATCGCCGCCGGCGCACGCCGAGCAATCTCGGCCAGGGTGGCCGCAGCATCGGGCATCGGTTGCTCAGGAGCGGCAGCAAGTGCGCGCTGAACGAGCAGTGGCGGCAGATTGCACACCTCGGCGGCTTGCGCCGGATCCACACCCACGGTCACCAAGGCAACGAAGTTGGCCACGTCGGCGGCCTTGTCGAGTCGCGCCGCCTCACGGTCTGCCTGCACAGGGTTGCTGTAGACGAAGCTCAGATCAGGCGTCCACATGCCGCCAAACTGTGGACCGAAGTCACTGTTCAGCATGGCTTTCCAGCGGTCGAGCCGGGGCACTGTCTGCGTCTCGCCGAACCATGCCTTGCTCGCGTCAGCCGTGGCGCGGTTGATGTCGTCCACCACGCCTACGGCAAACTTGCTCATGCCGAACGCCAGGAGAATCGTGTCCCGGTTCAGGTTGGCGGTCTCGACGAATTGCATGTCAGCCACACTCATCGGCTTGACGTCGATCCAATCGCCCTCTTCGAGGAAGGCGGTACGGTTCGCGTTGGTCGGACCGAGGTGGTTGTAATTGAACCGCTCCACAAGCTGCTCAAATTCGGTGTCACCCATGGTGCGCTCAAGCTTGACGATGCCGCCTGGCCGCGCCCCGTTGCGGAAGAAATTGGCGTTCCATTCTGCGGAGTACGCCGCCGAGTCCACGTTGGCGAGGATGGTCTGAACGGGCCCCATGCCCCGGTAGGGATTCTTCGGATTCGGCATGCGGATACTGAGCACATCC